TGAATAACCGTAATCTGCAGATGATTGACCACCTAATCTTTCTCTAGCTAAAGTTAGATCACCAACATCAAGAGCCGTTCCCTCAGATGCAAATGAATATCTATCTATTACATTAGAATAACTGCCGCTATTACCACCAGAAGTATACCCATGAGTAGCTGATGTTTGTCCTGCTCCTGCTTTTCTACCTACAGATAGATCACCGACATCTGATGCGTTACCATCTGAACTAAAAGACCATCGCTCTATAGTTGTTGAGCTGTTGTTGTCACCACTTCCGTATCCATGTGTTGTAGACGATTGTCCTGCCATTCTACCTTTTATACCAGTAAGATCGCCAACATCTGTAGCATTTCCATCAGAACTAAAACTAAATTTATCTATAACATTAGAATATGGAGTTGTATACCAACCACCTGATGTATAACCATTAGTAGTCGAAGAAGTTCCACTAGGATATGTGCGTGAAACAGTTATATCTCCAACATCTGTAGCATTAGCATCCGAGGATAAACTGAACTTATCAATAACATTTGAGCGTGTATTAACAGTATCACCGCCACTTACATATCCATAATTTTCACCTTGAAAGTGACTTCCCCCAGCGGCTATTAAAGGAACTACATTAGTATGTAGAATAGCCATTACTGTTCCGCACCACTTGGATAAATTCTGACATTTGTTCCATCTGATATATACCCAATAATGTATGTTCCTGTAGCAGATAGAGTTGTTAGCGTATCAGCTCCCATAACCTTAGTGTTAGCATGAGCAGTCATCGTGTAATTACTGCCATTCACTAACTTAATAGTGCCTGATTGTCCATCGGGTATGTTTGTAAATGTGATAGCTGCCGCATCTGTTGGAGTGCTAACAAAGTTTTGCCCTGCATCTAGGTCATAACTACAGTCATTATCAGTAACTATAGTTGCTCTTTGTGAGCCTGTCCATGATTGGTCTGTGTCAGTCTTGGCAGTGTCAGCATCGTAAGCCTGTACATCTGTGCCTATAGCTACCCCGATGGAGGTTCTGAGTGTAGCTCCGCTTTCAGCCACTGGGTCTCCTGTCCCATCACCTACTATCATCTCCCCATCGGCAAGGACAGCCATAGCTGTTATAGCACTCGTGCCACTTCCAAGCAATACGCCCCCGTCGGTGAGCGTAGATGCACCAGTGCCTCCATCTGCTACTGCTAGGTCAGTGATTCCTGTGATTGTCCCTGAGTTAATATCTACCTTACTTATATTAACTTCTCCAGTGCCTTTAGGGGTGATGTTGATATCTATGTTGGTATCACCACCAGTGGCACTGAGAGTAGGACCGCTACCTGTCGCGTTATTCGTGACAGTGATCTCATTGACTGCAGATGCAATCGCCGCAAACTTGATGATTTCATTGTTGTCAGCGTCGTTAATCTCAGTAAGGCTATTGGCTTCCGCCAGCAGGTTATACATTGTACTACCGTCGGTAAACATAATCGTCTTTCCGCCACGAGGTACAACAACACCTGTTCCGCCGGAGGGCTTGAAAGTAAGATCGTAATCTCCGGAAGATGCATCCCAGACGATGTACCAACCTTCCTCTGCAGGAGCGACGACATCATGTGCTCCAGTGACCGCACCCGTTAACTTGATGATCGCCACCTTGGATTCAGAAGCAGAGTAACTAGACCCAACATTCGAGTCACCGGACAAGGTGGTTGTCGCCGACCCCGCCACATCGTGAGTATTGAGTCCAGAAACCATCTCTTCGATAACCTGCAAATTGGCATTTGTTATCTGACCCCAAGTTCCGGACTGTTCTCCGTCTGTGATCAACTGGAGTTTGCCTACCCCGCCTGAATATGTTGAAGCCATTTTCTAAAATCCTCTATATTAAGCCGCTATTTCTGTCCATGTATCTGAACTGGTTGATGTAACTTCTGTCCATGTGGCAGAAGACGTTGCATCGATTCCATCTGGGTCCCAGACGATCAATGGAGTATACGCAGACGACATATCCATTCCTGTTAATGTAACAACCGCGTTTCCAATCGGTACTTCTACCCCCAAAGAACCAGATGCAGAAAGTCCTGTTAGTGTAACTACTGCATCAGCAATTACACTTTCAGTTCCAATTGCACTTGTTGCAGACAGTCCTGTTAGTGTAACTACTGCATCAGCGATTACACTTTCAGTTCCAATTGCACTTGTTGCAGACAACCCGGTTTCTGTGACAATCGCACCTGCTGATACACTCTCTTCCCCTACAGCAGTAGTTGCAGTCAAACCTGTAGGATAGACAATCTGTCCTATTATTAAACTCTCTTCGCCAAGAGCCGCATTAAGAGCTAGTCCTGTGACAGATACATCTGCATTAGCTATTACAGACTCAGAGCCTGTTGTCGATGTTGCCGATACTCCGGTGACAGATACATCTGCATTAGCTATTACAGACTCTGCACCGATTGCCGCTGTTGCCGATACTCCTGTAACAGAGACAATCGAACTAGCAGAAGGTACTTCGTTACCCAGAGTTCCTGTTGAGGAAAGCCCGTCAACAGAAACATCGATAGAGACACCATCTCCCCACGAGGCTTCACCCCATGCGACTTTGCCCCAGCCTGAGTACGTAGTACTTGAAGCCACTGTCTACTCCGCTTTAAGCGATCCTAATAATTGCTGCAGAAGATGTCGGACTTGGGAAGACAACTTGGAAAGTTCCTGCTGTGGAAGTTTTCGTACCGCCGAAATCCAGTACTGCTACAGCTTTATCACTAGACGATTTATTATAAATGATCGCTCCGCGTGCGGAGATTGTCGCAGTGGTCCAAGACTTATTATCAAAGTCCACCCATGCGGTTCCTCCTGTCGCAGATGTCTGAGTCACGTAAGGTACTCCAGTTGCTACAGTCAGTGCTTTAGTAGCCTCTGCAGTAGTAGTCAACCCGGCGGTGTAAGACCCGCTAGAGGAAACCTCATTCGCTCCCACAGTAGTAGTGAACGCCGTGGTCTGTGCGTTCGCCGTAGCGGCTGTAGTCAGCAGCGCCATACAGAAAGTAGTGGCATTACCTGCTGTGAAAGTGTGTGTATTTGTAAACAACTCCTGTTTGAAGGAGTTACATATCTCTTGTGAAAGTGCCATTATCCGGGCTCCTATTTACTTGTTGCGCCGAGACGTAATGCCCCGGACCTATACTCTTCTGCGCGATTGCGCAAATCTTCTTCACCAAGTAGCCCCTGTAGAGCCATTTGGTATCTGCCTTCATAATCTTGAAGACTCTCTTGTTCCCCTTTCATAAAAGTCGCTGCTTGCGTAAGACAAGCGTATAAAAGGACATCAGGGGCGTTATCAGTTAACCAGTTTGTGGTCGTACTGTCACTCAGCGTCGGTAGACGTTTTGTATAGGCGAGCTCTATTGTAGTGCTCGTTGAAACTGCAGGTTGTACAAGGAACGTATCGTGATCCCACGTTGCGTAATACCTCGGTGTACCTGTTGTTGTTCGGGTAGGGTTATAATCATCCAAGAAGGACACATCCTTCTGCATGAGCTTATCCCCGTCCTGAATTCGTATAGATCGTATCACGACCATATCAGAGGGTGCGGTAAGAAAATAAGCGTTTGCACTCATTGTTGCAGTCGAATACTTTCTAGTAGCGTTAAGGTCTGTCTCCCGAGTAATTCTCAGTTGAGCATTCTCGATGATCTGATCAATCTGCGTAGTTGTTCCCCACGCGTCATTTTCAGTGAACTCCTCAATTGATGTCTTTAAGCTACTGTAATTCATGTTGTAGTCACCGTTACATCCCCTACAGAGAGTGTAGCACGAATCCCATCAAATCCCATACCAATAGATGAATTTATTCCTTTGGTGGGATCCATTGACCAAGAGTCAATATAAACGAACCCCTGCCCCGCTTCAACATCACTGTCGGGTCTAGGGTCATATAACGCTTCTGGGTCAGGTAAATGAGCCCGGGGTTGTTCTTGCGGATGCTTTTCGTCAAAACAGGAAGGGCAGGTTTTTAAACCATTCCACTCTTCCACAAGATCACGATACGGGACCTCGAACCCACATCGGTCGCACATTGCCCTTGCACGTTGCCCAAGAGCGTAGGTCATCAGATTCTCGCCACTCTCGGAACAATCCGCATATTGGTGTCATCTCGATCTGTCTGCTCTGCTCGATACATATCCTCGTCGTAGAGAGCTTTTAGCATCTGTGTTCGATCAGGGGCTTTCTTTACCGATAGATAATATGAGAGCCCTGATACAAGCGCAGGATAGAAATGGTACGGAATATCCGGGTCATTACTGGAAGCATCGATATCCTCGATACGCTCCATCTTGTAATACACCAGTTTGTCCGTGGAATTTTCCGGAGTTGGGTACAGGTATACGACCGGGGCTGCGCGTTGTCGATCAACGTAATACTGCGTCGGTCTACCTTCAGTAGATTTCTTCGGAAGTGAGTGATACCTGTTTCGAGAAATCCTCTCGATCAGGTAATCTGTGCTATCCCTTTGGATCGCAGCATCTGTAACGTCAACGGTGTCAGTCCCGAGTGTGTAATTGGCTGTGCCGTCAGTCAAGGTCAACTCGACCTTGGTCATCTTCCACAACTTGATTCCTCTGTTTGCCCAATCAGCGAACAGAAGATTCATGGACCGACGAGCTGTACGAGCGTCATAGCCCGAACGGAATTCCAACCCACACCGCTCGTACGCCTCTTCGATTACATCTGATGCGTCCAAGCTCCAATCTTGAGAGCCTGAAGTAGCCATCAGTTATAAACCACCATACATGAGGTTACATTCGTAAGAGTCGCGTAAGAACTTGTCTCACACCGAATTGGTGATCGACTAAGATCAACATACTGTGTAGCGGTTGCTGATGCTGGGGTTGCAATCGTAGCAAGAGTAGTCCCACCGGAACCCCCGTCCTTGATTAC